ATGCATGTAGAAACCAGCATTGCCAGAGAGAAAGCCAAAGCCATGCCGAAGGGTTCCATTGATGCCCTGACTCAGGAAATGACGAAGCGCCTCAGCGCCAGATATGAAGATGTTGAGGTGAGAGTGAAAACGACCAGCAACGATGGCCTGTCGGTGCTGCGCTCAAAGGACAAGGTAGGCGATAAGGCATATGTGCAGGAAATGTTACAGGAGACATGGGAAACAGCGGATGACTGGTTTTCACGATAGCGCGTGTAGTATTTGCCGCTGTCTGCCGACGATGAACAATCTGCGGTCACAGGCTCACCCATTGGCGGCCTAATACCATTGGCGGGTGGGGCACCCCTGACGAATTTACAGTATGTACTTCAATGCGCCTTTCCTCATAAACTCAAGAGACTATTTTTCGACGTAAGAGCAATGAAAAAACCACTTAATTACATAATATGCGCTTTACTGGCCGTGCTTGTAGGTGCGTATTTGACGTACTTTTTATTGCAGGCGCTTGCCTCAAACACGCCCTGATATTAACATTCACTATCAGCCCCTTGCGGTTACAAGGGGAACATTTGGCAAATGGCTTTCTCAGGTATCAAATGAAGCATATTATTCTACCAACGCTGTTCGCGCTTGCTGTTTTCGCGGGCATATTCATGTTGCTCAACAACGCAGCATTGCCCTGGTGAAAAACTACAGTTCTCCGGCCTCATGCGATGAGGATTAATTGATCGTTCTTCTGAGTGTTTTTCTCATATAGCACATTAAGATAGTGGCCACCTTGATAATTCCATCAATAATAATTGAACATGTGACAGACTGTCCTTGTGATAAATTTTGTCTATAATTTCATTGAGATAGCTCTGCTTGCCCGCCCCACTGAGCAGGCTTTTTTCATTCAGTGCCGGTTGATTTGAAATCGGACATTCATGCAGGTAATCAATTATCTTCATTGAGCTACTGCACAACACCTCCCGGTGGATCACGAGTATCAGTCATTGCAATAATAAATCCATCGTATTAATGCAGAATGGAGTGGATATATATCAAACTGATGTTCGCTAAATCAAAAATAATTATTTCATTCAACCCTCAATTTTATTAATCCGAATAAACTCAGGAGAAGATAAATGACTGCAGTAGCTTTTTACAGAGATGGCATGCCCTATGATGCTACCGGTTCAGTGATCATTACCATTACCGGGCAGACAGCATCAGGTACAGGTGTTACTACCATTGACAGCGGATATGGTATGGGACTGGTAACAACTTCAAGCTACAGCTCAACGAAAATAGATCCACTGGCACTAGCCAAAAATGTACCCGCAATACACCGGCAGGAACTCGGCATTGCACTGGATGAAACCGACCAGAAGCAGAAAAAACTTGATCAGGTACTCGCCACTGCCCAGAAAACGACAATCCAGGCTGCTTCAGCGTATTTAGGTCTGGTGAATGCCACGCCGACACAGCGCGCCCAGGGTCTGATTAATTACCAGAAAGCTATTGTGGCTGAACTGCAGGCAAGGATTACGTCAGAGCAAAATGCAGTCACATACATCGAGCAGGATATCATGCTCAATAACGCCCGCATATGGTGGCCAGAAAAAGGCCCTGCGGATGCGGCTCTCGCACAAAAGTATATTAATGCTCGTGAAAAAGATAAGGCCGCTGTTAATAAGCTCATCGAGGCCGATAAGCAAGGGCTGGCCAGCATGCAGTCCGGTATTAAGACGGTTGAAGCGCAGGTTGCTGATATTACTGCTGCTGTGAAGTTTACCGCTGATTTTCATAAAGAGGTCATGGCGAAGTATGGCACTATGGCTGAAAAGGCAGCAAGTGAACTCGCCAATGCCGCCCAGGGTAAAAAACTGCGCAATGCTGAGGAGGCACTTGCTGCGTTTAACAAATATCAGGGTGATATCTTCAGAAAATTTGGTGCACAGGATCGTCAGGCGATTGAGAACGCCCTGGCTTCACTCGATAAAAAGCTTCTGTCACAGAATCTCGCGAAATACAGTAAAGCCCTGAGTCTGGTCAGCTATAGCATTGATGCTTATGACGTGGGAACTGAACTTATTAAGTCTATTAAGAGCGGAGACTACAAGCCTTTTTATCTCAAAGTTGAAGCGCTGGTCGCAGGGGCAATGGCAACTGAACTGGTTGCGGTAGCATTCGCCCTTCTGACCGGCTCCGCCCTGGGTATTCTGGGGTTTGGCCTGTTAATGGCGCTGGCTTCTGCAGCAATTGACGATAAGTTAATCCAGGAAGTCCATGACTGGTTATTCAGCTAACCTCGTCAGGAATGCTTACTGGCATTCCGTTTCTTTATCACATCCGAGATAAAATAGAGTAATCCCAGCGGAACAGCGAATATCAGTGCAACAAGGCCGACCCACCTTCCCCAGTGGGTCGGCTGTATCATAGCAGAGCAAGTCCGCTCGATAAGCAAAACGGCGAACGGGAAGCATAATGCAGAAATCAGTCCAAAACCTGAAAAGCAGGCAAGAATGAAAATTTCTTCTTTATTAGAGAAGGCCAGCATGGACACAACAAGAACCCAGAAAACCAGTCCATAGAGGAAATACTTAATATAATATCCCTTTTTCATCATCAGTTTCTCATCAGCGTGTTGATGAACAATACCCTTTAACTGATGATAGCATCGCCAGTTCAATGAAGAAACCCACAGAATCAAGGGGTTTAAGAGCGACCATTCTCTTTTCTAAGCGTCTCAGCCCTCAGTCAGTCATACAGCCACCGCCCTGCTTTAACTGATTCCGCGAACATGCGTACGGTAAGAGGTTTGGATGTCTGGGTTACTGGCTTGCTGGTAAACCATATTAGGAATGTTACGCCCAGCATCAGTTACGAATCAGAAGTCCCTCCTTCGGGAGCCTCCCCCATTGAAATGTCGGAATGGTCCCCAGTAATTAGCTCAGTGCGTTCAGGACCATATTTCCGTTCGTGAAAATATACACGTAATACTTCCCGTTCTGCTGGCTGCGCCAGCGCCAGCGGATGCCGATCTGCCTGCCATAAAAGGCCGAATAATCATACCACCCGTATTTGATGTACATCTCTGTGCCGGTACTGCTGGATGATAACTGGCTTATCCAGTCGCGCGGCGGCGGACAGTGGTTGGACGGGTTAACCGCAACGGTCACACCATTCATCCGGGTATTGGTCATCACCCCGTCTTTAAGCTCAACCTTAGTCCACATCTCATCAACAGTCCCCGTGGACCAGACACCGAAGGGCAGCACCTCCTGCGTATCGGTGGCGATGATATCCAGCGCTGACCAGTCCACATCCGAATTACTGGAGGCGAGGTTTACCTTGAGGGGAATGACCAGTTTGTTTATTTTCCAGGCGTTCTGCGTGGCGGTTTCGGATGTTCGGGAAAGGGTCAGCGTCGGAATGGTGGCACCGGCCATGTCATAATCCGCAGCCGGATCCGCATAAACGACAGAAGGAAACACTTTCCTGAATGTCCCGCCATCGTTCACCCATGCTGCGACCACGGTTTTAAACGCCCCGCCATCCATGATATTCAGCGCGCTGACAGGGGCGAAATCGCCCCCTGCAGTTTTACGGTAGATGGGCATGGTTCAGCTTTCCTCAACCTGGTACCAGATATGGCCGGCAGCGTATCCGCTCGCGTCTGCGGGGGCCGCATCAGTTGACAGGGTGTAACTCACCCCGATGTTTTGCCGAGCCGTTGCAACATCGGCCACGTCAGAGAGATTGTTTTCAGCTTCCAGATAATCCCCCGCGCCATTTAATGACCAGTTACTGAATACCGGCGTGGCCACCGCGGTGTCCTCGCAGTAGCGGTGATGAACGTCCGTGGTGTTGTACGGGTAGTAAATCTGCCGGATGCCGGTTTCCGTGGTCCGTATAACGTCCAGCATGCCCGCCAGCGAAACGGGGTAATGCCGTTCCGTGGTGGCATTGCCCGTCAGGGACTGGAACTTACGCCCCGGAGAAACCACGGCGTTCAGATCCGCCGTGCCGAGCGATTGCGTATCCTGAGGAACGGCACCAGTATCAGCCGCCGTCAGGGCGTCTTTTGTTGCCAGCGCCCCCAGCCCCAGATTTTCGCGCGCGTCCGACTGCGCCTCCCCGCCGCTGGCCGCAATTTCGGACAGGTTGTTGGCGATCAGAAGACGGGTTTCCTGGATAACTTCTTCCGTTGCCGTGATCGTGATCGAATCCGTGACGCCGGAACTGGCACCGGTCAGTGACAGTGTGGCGGTACCCGCACCGCTGACCGTCAGCGTACCATCGGCAGATAATGTCGCCACAGACGCATCCGTAGACGCGGAGTTAACCGTCTCTGTGTAATTCGCCGGAGAATAGTTGATGGTCAGGGGATAACTGTTACCAGCCAGCAGGCCTGCCGGTACCGGGCCAATATCGATCGATGTCAGGTAAAGCTGCTGCGTGACTGTGGCTGTTGCCGTCAGGCCGGTGGAGATACTGGCGATGAGGGTCTGCGTACCGGATTTGCCCGCCGTCGCGGTATACAGCCCGCTGCTGTTGATACTGCCCAGTGATGGATCGGATACCGACCATGACACTGGATAACCTGCCGCCAGCGCCGACGGCAAAATCGTGCCGGTAAACTGCCGCGTGGTTCCCGCATTCATCGTCACCGAAGCGGGGCTGATAACAATGGCAGAGGGAGTTTCCGCACCGGCTTCCGATTCAGCCTTGTCAGTCTTGATGATGTACATCGCCGCAACGTTTTTCGGGCGGGTTTCGTCGCCGCCAGTCAGCAGATCGGCATTTGGAGAGTTATGCCAATTGGGGTCATCACCACCGGCGTAGCGAAACCCTCCTGGTCCGCCGGCATCTCCCAGACCATTCAGGCTGCCCACGTTATCAAAGCCAAGCCAGCGGGAATAATGATAGTGCTCACGAAACGCGTCGCTCTGAAATGACAGAATCGCACGGTTTGAATCCGGATCAACGGATGACCCGTGCGCCCATGCACGCACAAAATTACCGCGCCAGTCCGGCACACGCCCGGACGGGTACAGTGCGGCCAGTTCCGGGTTCTCTGCGGTATCGAACGTCTGGCCGTTCAGTTCAAGCCAGCCTTCCGGCGGCGTGGTGTTTCCCCACAGGATGATTGCCCCGACCGGCAAAATGTACGGAGCCATTGCTGTGGTAATGGTTTGATGTAACTGGTCATCCAGATAGTCGGCCAGTTGTTTTACCCGGCGTGGCGTCATTACCTGCGCGCTGCCATCACCGGCGAGGGCTTCCTGTTCGGTTGCCTCACGCTGAATATACAATTGCCATTTCGTCGCATCAGCACCCGGCGTTGCGGTGTTGTTGCTGACAAGCGAAAGGTACATTACGCCGTTATAATCCACCACCACGCCCGCATCGTAACCGAAAGCAGCCCCGTTATTGTTCGCGGTAGTAATCCACTCGGGATAGCCGTTCGTCTGGTACTGACGAATCGCGCCAGTAATAGCGTTCAGCACCGTATTCATGGCCTCGCGCTCAACGGGTTTTGCGCTCGCATCCGCCCCTGGATCTTTTGCGTAGTCAGCCCCCCAGCCGGAGGGATAACTCACGGAACCATTAGTGGGCGCCACATCCGGGATGGTCTGTCGGTCACCGACCGATGCGAACGGCACACGGAAAAATTTCTGATCCATTCAGTACTCCAGAAAATAAAAAAGGCCGCGATATGCGGCCTGAAGATGCGTTGAGTGGGTAGTTAATCCGGGATTTGATACGCCAGTTTGTAATCACCGGCAGTGAGGGTTTTGAAACTGACGCTGTCCGCATACCAGCGGATTTCCACTTCCGCGGGAGTCTGTAACTTCCAGGCGGAAACTTCGTTCACACTGAGTACGTTGCCGGTGATTTCCGTCTTATCGGCTGCCGCATCGGTAATATGCAGCGCGTATGCAAAAGCCAGCCTATCAGGCACGCCCGCAGGCCAAAGTTGCGCCCACTGTACGGCAGTGAGTGCTGACACTGCTGTCGCGGTCATTCCCTGAGCGATTAATTTTTCGGCTCCCGCCGTATCGGCAGCCAGCCCCCCGATACTGACCCATGCCGTTCCGTCAAAAACAACGTAGTCGGTTAAATCCCGGGTCACAGCCACCCGTGCTGCGCCAGCGCCGGACAGGCTGGCGGTGATGGTCGCACTGTTGATCGTGCTCCATGCTGATGCGGCTGTCAGTTCCAGCGGCAACGCAATCTGGTCGTCGGGGGTTAATACCCCGCTAATCTCCACGCTTTCGCCGGTAACCAGTTTGTATGAATCCCCCAGTTGCTGCTGCATAGCCTCCGTCAGGGTGACACTGGCCACGCCCTGATTTGCGATGACGGTACCGTCAATCGCACCGACGACCTCTGACAGCGCACCGCTGACCACGGTGTAATATTTGCCGTCACTGCCGTTTAACAGGAACCGGGTGGAAGGATCGCCCAGCAGCTCGAGTTCACCCAGGGTCACAGACCCGGACTGGAATACGGCGGTCACCGTTAACCGGTAATAAAGCCAGGCGGCCGCCGCCGGAATAGTGACTGTTGTCTGCGCATCACCGACGTTACTGGTGCTTGTCCCGTTGGCCAGCAAGGTAAAGTTTGTGCCGTCATTGCTTCCGTACAGGGCAAATGTTCTGGGGTTATTCTGGAAGGGCTGTGACACAGTCCGGTTTGTGATCCTGAAGCGGTTCACTTTTTTGGCTTCAGGTAATTTGATCTGAATCCATTGCGTCGGGCCGGATAATGTCACCCATGCAGTAGTGGCTACCCGGTCAAACGCAGAATAAGCCGGAGAGCCTGAATCATATACACTGCTTGCACTCACCGTATATCCGGCAGGTGCATTGTTGGCTGTCATTTTGGGAACGATGCTGTTGTCCGCATTGGTGGACAATACCAGGGATTTTCCCTTTTTAAGCACCTCCGCGCTGAACAGCCCCCCATCCGCGGCAGTGATGTAATTTAACTGCGTGGTCAGCCCCATTTTAGCGTTAAAGACAATATCCGCCGTGGTATTAAAACTGGCCTCACTGCCTGCGGAAAAAGCGTCCTGAGTGTACGACTTATTCTGCAGCCCCTGCTCGGACTTCAGTGCGTAGGCGCATAAATTAAAACCGGACTGTGGGGCAAAACTGAAGGAATGCACCTGGCCTGCCGTGGCACCGGCGCGGTCAACAACGATATAACCGCCTCCGCCCCCCGCACCGCTGCCAGAAGCGCTGATGATGGTTTTCCCGCTGACCGGACTTTGACCGAGCGTGACACCGGGGCCGGCTTCCAGTGAGTTCACAATCAGCGCCTGCGTCTGCTGCGTGAAATTAGCAATGTCGGCGACAGCGTGCGTGTGCTGTGCGGCGGCAGCCCCCATCTGCGCCGGCGTCGGCACCAGGTTACCGGAGCCAGTCAACGACAGACCGAACAGCGAGCGGATGTTGCTCCCGGACACCAGCGTGTCCTGCTTTGCGTTCCACGCCGATTTCTCTGCCGGGGTGACATATTTCCGCTCAGCCGTTTCGTTAATCTGGTCGGCGCTGTAATCCCCCGCCTGTGCCGCCACCGCGCCGGTACGCCCGAATACAGACGACACGCCGGAAACCGTGGCTGACTGGCCCTGTACCCAGTTTGCCGCCACTGCCGGGTTAGCGCCGCCATTGAGGTATGCGGTTACCAGCCAGCGTGAAAACGGTGTAATCGTTGTAGTCCTCGACCTTGCCGCTGTTGGTGTCCACGTAAACAGCGCGGTGTGTCAGCGGTGGCAAATGCGTGTACCGCTTAAACCAGTCGGTATCGATCAACCCACCCGTCAAAGCGCGTGGACGCTGCATGTACTGCGACAGAAACGTGTATTCGTCACGCTCCCACAGTCGCAGCAGATCGCCCACGTATTCGTTAGCTGGCCAGTACGACCAGTAGCGAACGCCACCGACGACCACGCTTTCCGTATCTTTAACAGAGAACCAGCACAGCGAGCGCCACGGTTCCGGCAGTGCATCGATATATTCTTCGCTGACCAGTGCCGGGATTGTTACGTGGTGAAAATCCACGCCCATCCCACCGGACAACATAAAGCCGGTAGCATCGTCGGTGTGCAGGCGCTGCTGGATACTGACGAACGGGGTTGGGTGGTCTTTCGATTTATCGCCACGGCGGGAACGGATGGTGTTCACCAGCAAACGGTTCGCGTTCTCGCGTTTCGTTGCGGAGAACATGTCCTCTGGCTTGTTGTAGTCATCCAGGCACACAAAGCCGGAAAAATCAGGTCCGGGATATCCCGCGCGCCCACCGGTGATTTGCCCGCCACTGGAGCGGGAAACCGTCTGGCCAACGGTTCGCCCGCGGGGATTAACAACCTCCCATTCTTCGGCCTGGTTAACGCCAAACTTGCACGGCCACAGCGACTGATATTCAGCGCTGGCGATAATGTCGCGGGTGCGTCGGCTGTTACGTTTTACCAGCGAATCAGCAAACGAAACGTTCAGATTACGAAACCGGCGTAACTTACCCGTTTGCACCAGCATGTTGATATATGCCGCTGCGTGGATCGAAACGAACTCGGTTTTTGTCCCACCCGGCGGCACGTTGATAATGAGGTTTCGGGGCTGTAACCGTCCGAATACCAGATCATCAATTTTGCTTGCCATCATGCGGTGATGCCAGTTAACCAGCAGGCGATCACCCTGCAACAGCTCAAACCAGAGGCGGGTGAAATTCAGGAAGGATTTTTCGCTTTTTGACTTAAGGGCGACACGATCAGGAAAATCGAGGTCTTCCCACTCGAGTAGCTGCGACATTTTTCAATCCCGATTTTTACCCTTTTTTGGGGCTATTTAACATAATGGACGTTACCCGAACAGCAGGATTGGCACTCATGCCAAATTCACCACGAAAGCGTTAAAAGGACAGGCTTTCCCGGTGATAAACAGGCATTTTTAGCAATAACATTTTGATAACAAATCACCATTATTACGGTCCGGTTAAAATGACAGACGAAACCCGCTTTTTACCCTGTTTTCTCTTTTCTGCTTAATCCAGATCGGGGAGTTGTTTTTCTAATGCCGCCTGCGCCTTCGCGTAATCTTCTGGCGTGTAATTAACCTGGTTGATGGGGCCGCCGTCAGCACCAGTCAGTTCGGTGCGGTTTTTCAGCATACCTAGATGCTGCGCCACCATTTTCAGGGCTTCATCCTGATTACGCATCTGCACTTCCAGACCGAATCGCCCTTCTTTTACCCCGGCGAACAACCGACGAGCTGCGCCGTGCAAATCGCGGGTATCGTGAAAAAATGCCCTGCTTACCCCCATCCCGTTACAGCGAGGGCATTCGGGATTCGGATCAAGGGTGGCATCAAACCCGTAGCCTCCGTCATCACGCGGTGCGGCTTTTTTCTTTTCCTTTGCCTCTGCACCGGCTTCCTCAAATTCAACCGCATCGCGCCACTGATACTGGTGGCCAAATCCCCAGCAATGGCGGCAGCACAAACGACGATGTTCGGTGATTTGCGTTGCATCTGCTGTCGCAAGTTCCCACCACATTTTCAGCACAGCATCCTGCGTGATTTGAGTGCGTCGCTCTCTCGCTGCCAGTGCATCGCGAATCGCCCGGCTCACCTTATCGTTTCTGTACATTCGCGAGGCTGCGACATATGCAGTGTTCCCCTCACCTTTTCCACCGGCACGCTTATAAGCCGCCACGCGGTTCATATCGATAAGGTACTCGCTAACGAACCGGGCCTGCATGTCGTTAAGCCCGTATTCATCAGGGTTTAAACTCCATTCATCAGCGGTGTTTTCAGGTGGCGGGCAATTTGAATCAATTTGATTTTCAATTTGAGGAATCGTTTTTTTGGGGTTGTTTTGCGCATGCGCACTGCGCAATTTTTTCTGCGCAGTTTTTTGCGCACTTTGCGCAGCGGGCTTTTTGATGTAGCGACGAGCTGATGCGTAATTCAGTCCCTGCGCTTCACACCACTCTTTCGGTGATATTCCGTTTTTGGCATGGTCGGCGAGGAACTGGTTTTGCAGCGCTCCCCAGTCCGGTTTGGCCATATTCGTTTACCTTTCTTACGCCATTACGATGAGGCTGCTCATTGTGATAGCAATAAAAAAACCACCAGCGGATGCCAGTGGCTCAATGATGAAAAACTTTCATGTTGAATTCGGATTTTTCCAACAAATATTAGATCTGCCCGATCGGGGGTTAACCTCTGGAAAATAACATGATCCACACAGCTCATTTCTTATGCCCTGTAAACCCAAGCACTGTAAGCCACCTTCAGAATAGTTGCCTATCAGCAATAGCTCAGGGAGCCACACAAATAAATCTTCACATTTCCAGTTCTGGCGGCGATGTAACTTCCGGCTTTACCGCTTACAACTTTATTAAAACGCTACCCATTCCAGTTCATTGCTTCAATATCAGTAACATTGACTCAATTGCGAATGCGATTTTTCTCGCTGGAACTAAGCGCTTCGCAAACCATGGTGCAAGGTTTTTATTGCATCCCTTCCAATGGCAATTTGGCGGGATGCAAAGCGTGGATCATGAGAGAATGCGGGAATGGGTGTCCAGCTTAGATCATGATCTGGATCGCCTCGTCGCTCTTTTCAACGAAGAAACTGTTGGAGCAGTTGAACTCAGTGACTGGCGCGAGCTGATTAGGACATCCACTATTCTTAACCCGGAAAGAGCTACCGCACTCGGACTTATCGAAGGTGTTCAAGAGGCTAGCATCGTTAACGCCAATGCTACTTGGTGGATTAATTGTTGACATGATGTTCCCTAGTTAGTTGGACCCGACGGTGGTTAAACTATAGTCGGGTCTGGCCATTTCAATTGTGTAATGAGAGATTATCTTATTTGCTAAATCGCGCAATAACCCCATCGGTTTTTTGTATCACTGACGACACTTCAACCGTTAACAAATAGCATTATCACAGGCACTCAGTGAATGCCTGCTGTAATGCCAGACGCTAAAAGTATTTCATTCCGTTAGGAGCAATTTTTCGTAAGCAGAAACGATTTCCGCACGCGAAACACAACGATCCGAGGCAACTGATACCACAACTTTTCCCATTGCTAAACGTCACGAACACTATCTCAACAGGCAGGTTTCTTATGTAAAGCTGTGGGTACATACCATCAATGTTACGCTCACTCTGATTAACAATTATCAACTCAGCAGGTTTATTTTTGACAAATAACAGGATTTTCCTCATCGACTGGCGACAAGATGACGTTTAACTGAATTAACCGATGTATGGATACTCGATGGCACACCTGTATGCGGGCTGCATAGTAAAAAAAAACCATCAATGCATTTTATCTTGCAAAGTAAGCCACGATATTTATTGCCTGAAGCATACCATTCACCATAGATAAGCAATATATGTCCGGTCTGCTCGACCAGTAGGATTTGCACGTTCTCTTTAGACATATCGCCTCCGACTATGAATTTGCCCAACAGGGATAAAAAAATGCCGCCTGATGAACAAGGCGGCAGGCAGTATGGGGGTTGCCAGTTACTCAAGAGTCGTATATCCAGACTTAAGGTTAGTCGCTAAAGCAAATTTATTACGAACAAAAAACTATTTTATCCTCTACTTTGTCGCTTGAATCACATTTTAACGTTTCGTTAACCAATTTATTTTTACATAAATGAAACAAAACCTATTTCAGGCACTGCTGCCTGATGTAGTCCTGCAAGTAGTTCACTTGCCCGGTGATGGTTTCGATTCCGGCTCTGAGATGCCAATAATCCCGCTCAGCGGCTCCAGTAAGTTCGGGGGTGGTTGCATCGCCCACGCCGCCGGTGCTGGCCTTTCCGTCTTTGGGGCAGGTGGCGTTGAGCCGCAGCCGACGCTTGCCAGCAGCAACATCGCGTTCAAGCTGATCAATAATGGCCTGTGCATTAGCCAGTTCTCCGGTGTATTTGGCATCCAGTGCGGCAACATCACGCTGGCGCACCTGCATATCGGTGATAGTGTCCTTCGCAAGCTTCAGATCGCTGGTGGCTTTATCACGCTGCGCTTTGTAGGCGATCGCATTATCACGGTAGTGATTAGCGAAAAAGGCGAGTATGGCCACCAGCGCAATTACCGACAACTGAAGCCAGTAGCGCTTTAAGAGCGCGATAATCACGACAGAAACAGAGCGCGCTCTGCCTCACGGCGCCGGGTAAGACCGTCCAGCACCTTCCCACCAGCCTTGTTCCACCGCAGAAATTCATCAGCAGCACCAGCATAGGCCCCGGAGTTCAGTTTGCGCAGCAGCGTTGAAGTTGATAGCGAACGGGAACCGAGGTTGTAGGCAAACGATACCAGCGCATCAAACTGGCCCTGAGTCAGCTTAACTTTTACCAACTTCGAGACGTCGCTCTCGTAGCTCACCAGCCCGGTACGCAGCAGCCGTTCTGCTGTTTCTTCTTTGATGGTCATACCGGCGCGGATGGGTTTACCCTCCACCGGCTGCGTCCAGCCATAACCAATCGTCCACACGCCGACGCTGTCCTGATAAGCATCAAGCCGCAGACCTTCAAACTGCTTAATTAACGCGATCCCTTTATTGCTGATTCGCATCATCCACCCCTGCTTTTCTTGCGGCGAAGCGTTTGATAAAACCACCGATAAAATCTGTCCCAACGTAACCAATGAACACACTGGCGATGTATGACAGGTTTTTAGCCAGACCGAAGAAATCCAGCAGGTCACGGGCAAACCAGGCGATCATCGCGCACATGGTGGCATCGATTAGCGTTTTCATGATCGGGCCGCCGTTATAGCGTCCCCGTAGATACGCCATTGCAAACGCCAGCATTGCGCCAATCCCCTGCTCTTTTGCAGCCAGCAGAGCAGCAATGAAATCTTGTTTGTAAGGCATTTTCATAGTCTCTCACCTCGCTGTTTGCGGAGGTTGTGTGATTGGAGGATAAAAAAAGGCCTGTCCGGGGGGAACAGGCCTGAAGAAATACCAACTTATACAGGATGTGGTGCCGGGTGCCTCCCGGTGAGCCGTTGGTTATTAACAACCTTGACCCGCGAAAAGTACAGAGACAACGAACTGCTTTACGCCCCTCCGCACAGGGGGATTCACCACATTTACAATGTAAATTCTTAACAAAATTCAGTCAACGGATGCACTAGAAAAGACAGAACATCAACATCTGAAAGTTAATACTGACAACGTCGTTGTCATCCCAGGTGCGGGCAACGCTCAACACGTCCATTTGGTTGTTCTGCGCTATAATGCTCAGTACTATTTTTACCGGGCTGCAATCACGAATGGTGGAACTATGAGTTCGACACTTGAGCAACAGATCAGTCAGTTGTCAACCGAGATAAATAAACTCAAATAAGCGCAGGAAGTTGCAGAAAAAAATGTTGTTAACCTCGTTGCCCGCTCTGAATTTACGGTTGCTCTTATTTCTTCAATGATTGCGAATGGCACCATCAGCAGACTCGACGCTGTTAACTTCGTTAAACATGCCCCCGTCAATATCCCCGGATATTCTGATAGCGTTGAACAGGCTAGGAGAACCGTCATTCAGATTCTGAGTTATCAGAAAATCGGTTCGAAATTACAATAACGGCAAAAAGGAGCGGGTCTACTTCCCCGCCGTCACCGTTGTCATTGTTTTAAGCCCTGCACGTCCGGGCTATCGCGTCGGTAGATCCGTACTCAGACAGTTCTACACTTGCAGGCTGATCCGCCACCGAGGGCTCGAACCTCGCACACTCTGCTTAGAAAGCTGATGCTCTATCCCGATGAGCTAGTGGCGGATACACGTAAAATTCTAGGCAAATAATACAATAAGCTCAATTCACAAATGTTACAAAAATTAAATTCCAACTCCGGGAGAGTCTTCTTTCCTTTTAGTAAAGTGTCTTAGAGAGCCAACTGAATATGGCCTGTAACCACAAAACTACCGGTGCATTGATAATCCAATGAGTTTTCAAAACTATCACAATAATGCTCATTTGCTTTCGCCAGGATCTTCTTCTCCTTCTTCTTTTTCGAGCATGGATTCTATAAATTGTCGCTGCTCTTGAGTAAGGTCAATCGACTTCAGCTTTTCCCTCAGTTCATTGAGCTCGTGATTTTCCTTGTCCTGACGAGATGTCTTTTTATCTGAAGACATATGTGATCCCCCAGATAACGAATATCCAGAACAATGCGCTTATTACGAATACTGATATCCAGGCTACTCTCGGTGAAATTTTCAATCTTTCATTCCCTGTAAAACCCCATGACAAGGATTAGGACAAATCTTAAACAACACCGTTCAGAGAGAAAGGTATTTCAGGGAAAAATAAATAATTATGAATTTTGAACAGAAAGATAATCTGATTCCGTGGAGGCATGAACTCCATCAACAGGAATATATTCCACAAAAATTGTTGCAATTTAGAACTGGTAACGATTATCAATAATAATATCACTATTGATTAGCATACTTTCTTTTGCTGCGTTTCTTATCTTTCTAAAATATAAAACCCACCGGAGCGGAGTTTATATCAAATTGCAAATTACGCCAGGTTGAGCGATTCAATCAACTTACGGGGCATATGGCCCGGTCTGATGTATTGCCCGGGAGAAGCACTTAGCCATTCAAAGCTCGCTTTTGTTAAAACAAGTGATACGCCGCTTTCATAGGTCGCATATCTTATCCGTAAGGGTCGGGATGCTTACACACTTTGATGGGATAATCTTTCGCCGTCCCGTCCGGCAGATAGTGAACGAGAGTAAAAATCTTGCCTAACACAGGGCCAAATTTTTCCATACTGGCTCTCTCTTGTTGAGCCAGCACGTTCTGCGCCAGATAAAGTAAAACCCGCACGACGGCGGGCTTTTGTGAGTTGCTCATTTCGGACGTAACAACCCATGATTAGAAGCATACAGGACAACTTTATGCAAAATCAACTATAACACGCAAAAACTTGCCGCCATTTGTTACGATCACATCAGTAACGGGTTGCTTTATCAAACTCTACCGCTGCTTGTCTCTCACCTTTGTGAAGTGTATCCACCAGCAGTTCATAAAATGGCTTCCAGTTGCGTGACCATGACGACTGATGCAGGTCTGGTAAATGCCTCTGGATAGCGCGATGTACCGTTGCAGAAGAAACCGTTGAGAATCCCTCACCGCCGCAACGCTCGCAGGTTTTGAACACCGGCGCCCCCCGCTCTTTCGTTGCCTTACGGTCAAGCACTTCCCCTTTTCCCCCGCAGCGGCAGCGGGCACTTAGTAAGCCTTTCCCGTCACACGCTCCACACGTGGCCGGAACAATCTCCGTTATCTCTGTCCATTTCTCCCAGTCTGACGGGCGAACCGCGCGGGATCGACTGGCCCAGTAAGGCGCTTTACCCCACGGATAAGACACCTTGCGCGTAACCTGTGTCCGGGTGGTTTTCCCGGTGCCATTGCAACTGAGGCATGCGCAGATGCTGGCCGCCGAACGGGAATACTCAGCAAAGGCAAACTGTGCCAGTACCAGCATGCACCAGCCAAAATCAGCACCAGCAGCCTTACGAACGTTCTTTGGTGCAACCTCCATCGCGTGACGCGCCAGCACCTGCACAGCCAGTTGCTCATCGGTTTTACTGATCCCGGTTTTTCCGAAGAATGCGGCCAGGCCAAATCGCGCCCGGCTGCTGGTGGTACCGATAGCCGCCATAATATCAGTACCTGTGAGGCGGTCCGGAGAGGTGCCTTTCACGCTGTCGCTGATGTGCATCCCCTGAGGACTGAAGTGCTTAAGTGATGCTTCGAGTTTCATGCGGCGGCTCCTGTTTTCTGCTGCGTGCGGGAATGGTGCTGGCGCGCCGGTGCAAGCGCGCGGAGGATTGATTCTTTTTCGTAGCGGTGTTTTTCGGCGGCAGTCATACTTTCAGCAGCCCTTCTTTTTTCCAGATGGCGAGCGTGCGCATTACGCCTTCGGCGTGCATGAGTCGCAACTCGTCGCGGCTGTATTCGGTTTTTACGCGCCCGTCGATGACATCATGGCAAGAGTTGCAGGCTATTGCACCCTGTATGTCATCCGGCTTAATGCCAGTACCACAGGTTCCCGCCAGGCGGTAATGCGCCAGCACACTTGTTTCGGGATTACCGTTGCAGATACCGGGAATGCGCACAGTGCAAGTTCTACCACGAGCTTCCTCTCTTAGGTTGTTTTTTTTCATGCTGCGTACTCCAGTAGCTGCGCTGCAGCATTCTCGGCAAGATCACGTGTAGGGAAGTTGCGGAACAGGATGAAGTTCCAGAGGACATCGAGAACGGATTTGTAAAGCTGGGCGAATTCAATATCGTCCATTTTGGCGAACGATATAGATTTGGGTTCTTTGCGGGTGCTGCCGTCCGGCATTTCGTATTCGGTGTAAAAACCAGCCTGAATCGTTACCCAGGCGCGAAAGGCCTCAAATGATTTGACGGCGCTGATATTACCGGCGCGTTTCTCTGCCTCTTCCCGCAGATATTGATCGGCCAGTTCCTCAAGCGTTTCTTCATGTCCGGCATAATGGGCTACAAGCTGGACATAACCCCGGACCAGTTTTTTATCTGCGTGTGAGATCGCGCCGCCGGTAGGTTGCCAGTATTCGAAGCCAAGGTTCAGGAGGGCGAAAAATTTTCTGTGAAATGCTGCATTACGCGCCTGCTTAAAATCGGCGTAAAGCACAGCGCCCAGGCGAACTTTCTTTTCGATGAATTCGCGGGCGTCAGGGGTGGCGGGAACTAATACCCCACCAGCGGATTTGATAAATGAATACTGCGCCATAGGTTTCCCCTTTAGCGCAGCAATTGCTCAGAAATACAGGTACCGGGTGTTCAGGTCGGTACAAGAATTATACCTTAGTTTTGTCTTTTTTCACAACGGCAAAACCAGCCAATTCCGCCAGTTCAAACAATGACTTAAGAGAGGCTATGTGTTCATCGTCATAAACTGTTCTGATAGCCGAAACCTTGCCGTTCTTACATGTCAGGAGAACGCGCCCGTTGTTAGGGAGATGATCCCCCACCTCCGATTTTTCAACCACGCCATCCTCCCGCATGAATACTGTGTTTTTATACAGTATATACCTCCAAGGGCCAGGAAGTGCAAATTTTAAGGCGTAAGAAAGGTTGTGAATTATAGTTCATCAAAATATTAACTATTTGTTTATTATGGGGAAATACCTCTCTGTTTCAGTTCATCGGCTACGGACTCCGGCACCACAACTGGCATAGGTACGCGGATCACCATGCGGCGTAACAAAGCAATCTCTTTTTGCTGAGATATCAGCCTTGCTTTAAGGCGGTGCAAGCGCCGCTGTTTGAGTTTGCTCATTATGCTGCCTTTTGCGCCTCGCACATCTCTGGCAAATTGGCTCTCACCAGCGCCTCAGCGAACGGTGGCGGAACGGCGTTACCGCAACGCGCCACCTGCTTATCCTTCGCGTACTTCGTGCCGGTGTAGTCACGGTCAATGATGTACCACTCCGGGAAGCCCTGCGCGCGGTACAACTCCGCCGGTTGCAGCATGCGCATTCCGATATCAACGATGCGATAAACCACGCCCTCAATGGTCACCAGTCCGTCACATTCCGGGCCGCAATACCGTTGCAGGAACGCCAACACCGCTGCCGCGCGCTCTTCGCTGTAATCCCCGGCTGCCAGCAGCGTTTCAACTTCACCAACATGCAGGCCACCAGCAGTTACTGTCGGCATAGGTTGATCGGTTGGCTGCCCGTCGCGGCATGTTCCGCGAAGTTTCACCAGGTGCGATGAAATCAGTGCGTGATGATCCGTTGTCGTCACGGTGTGCGCTGGCTCATCTACCGCGATGCCCGGCCCGGTGTAATTGCCGCCGTAGTTATTTGCGAGAAACGCGCTCACTGCCGCAAATTTATTGCCGCCAGCGGTAACGGTACCCAACGGATTATTGAGTTGCAACACGCGCGGCTCTTGCCCCGGTCTTTCACCGTACCTGCAACACCAGAAAAAGCTGCTCGCCGTATTCGGTAAGGTGAAAGCCGATCTCATCAGGCCGGAGGATGTGCGCCAGTTTATGGATCGCCGTGGGGTGCAAAGCAAGAACCAGGCGAACCAGGAAATGAGCAGCATGTCACGGGTGTACCGCTGGGGATATGAACGTGGTTACGTTAAAGGAAACCCGTGTGCTGGCGTCAGCAAGTTTTCTCTCAAAGCACGCGAGCAATACATCACGGACGAGGACTACCTGACAATTTATAAGCATGCCGATCATGTCGTCAAAGCTGCTATGGAGATTTCCTATCTGTGCGCGGCGCGGCAGGCTGATGTGCTGGGGCTTGGCTGGATGCAGATTTCTGATAAGGGGATTTTCATTCAGCAGGGCAAGACAGGGAAGAAGCAGATCAAGGCCTGGACACCACGCCTGCGCGAGGCGCTGGAAACTGCCGCGGTGGAATGCCCGAAACTGTCGCCAGATGGGCTGGTGATTTACAACAGCGATCGGGGCCAGTTTATTCGTAAGACGTTTAATAACAGGTGGCTCAAAGCTGTGCGCGCGGCACAAAATGAACTGGGCCGCCAATTTGACTACACGTTCCACGATATTAAGGCTAAAGCTATTTCAGACTTTGAAGGGAGCAGCAGAGACAAGCAGATTTTCAGCGGGCACAAAACAGAAAACCAGGTGCTTATCTACGACCGAAAAGTACAAATCAGTCCGACGCTTGATCGCCCGGTTATTGGGAAAAAGTGA